AAAAAATAATTTCTAAAAATGTTTGAAAAACTATCGAAATTCTTAAAGATTTTTAAGTTTCAGGCAAATGCTACTTTAAAAGATGGAACAGAAATTATTATCGATGGAAACTTAGATGTAGATGTTAAAGTTTATGTTGTGACTTCCGATGGAGAAATACCCTTACCCGATGGTGAGTATGAACTTGGTGATCCATACTCAGGTTATATTATAACCGTAGAAAATGGTATAATCACAAATGTTCTTGAACCAGTTGAGGAAGAAGAACCAGCGGAAGAAACAGAAGCAGAAACAGAAGCAGAAACAGAAGATGATCCATCCGTATCTTTTGAAGAGCAAATTGCTTCTATCCAAGAGCAAATCAAAGAAATTATTGAAAGGTTGAATAATCTTGAAAGTAATGATAGTGATTTGAGCAAGGAAAGTGAAGAATTAAAAAAATCAAATGAAGAATTAAAAAAACAAAACACCGAATTTTCAGCACAGATTTCGGAGTTTGAAAAGGTATTAGAAAATACAAAAGGTGCTGAACCTTTGAAAAAGAAGACGGAAACAGAAAGTTCTCTTTTCAATTTCAACAATCCGCGACTTCAAGTAATTCGTGGAAAAAAATAAATTAAAACAAAATGGCTTTTAGTGTATCAACAATTAGCGGTTGGATAAACGAAAACTCCCAGAATTTAATTGAAAGCGCGATTATGGAAAGTAATACCGTTCAGGCCGTAACAGTAATGCCTGGTGTTAAATATATAAGCGCTATAAAATATCTTTCTGGAAATGCTCTTATTCAAGCCGCAGCATGTGGAACTCCAACTTCAAGTGGAACAACCACAATTACCGATAAGGACATACGAGTTTATGACTTTATGGTTTATGAGGAACTTTGCCCTCAGGACTTCGATGACACATCCTTACAAATGAGTATGAAACCAGGCTGGAATACAGAAATTCCATTTGAACAACAATATGCTCAAATGAAGGTTAAAAATCTTCAAGATGCGATTGAACTTCAAATCTGGGCAAATCAAGCATCAGGAACAACCACAATTCAAGGTCTTATAGCAATGGCAGAGGATGATAGTGATGTAAATGACAGAACTTTTGTTTGGTCAGGATCAACCTATACAGCAGAAAACTATGATACGGAAGTGTGGGGTATGTTAAACGATTTAACAGCAGCAGTTCCAGCAGTGGCAACAGATAATAATCTAACATTATTCGTTCCACCAGAAGTATCAAGAAAAATGACACAGGCACAAGTAACAGCAAATCGTTTCCATAGCGATTTCACAACTACTCCTGGTCTTGAACCTTGGTTATATCCTGGAACAAACATTACCGTATATCCTACAAGTGGATTAAGAAGCACAAATGCAGTGTTCCTAACTCCTGCTTGGAATATAATTGTAGCAACTGACCTACAAGGAGAATACGAACAATTCAAACTATGGTTTAGTGAAGACGATAACATCGTTAAGTTCCGTCAGCAATTCAAACTTGGTGTGTCTTACTACTTTGGAACATATATCGTTCTATCAAATGCGTAAAGCATTAAAAAAAAATCAATAAAAAATGGCTTGTTTATTATTTAATCAAAGTGTAACTGCCGCTTGTCGAGACGCTCAACCCGGCGTATCCCTTATTTATATCGCAAACTATGCTGATATAACTACTGTATCTGAAAACGCGGGTGGAACTCTTGTAACAGGAATAACTGGAACAACTGCTTCTGGTGAAACCAGCGGCTACTTTTACACAGTGGCAGTAAATAAAGAAAGTTCAGGATTTGTTGATAACTCAGAAATATCCATTCCAGATGGTAGATCGTTATATATACCAACTCTTACTATGAGAGTTTCAAATATGGACACAACCACAAGAACGATTTTCAAAGAGTTATCACAGGCAACAGTAATGGTGATTTTCAAAACAATTGATGGTCTCTACTACCTTGCTGGTAAAGATAATGGACTTGATATGAGTGCTGGCACTTTCTCAACGGGCGTTGCTCGTGGAGATTTCAAAGGACTTGAACTAACATTGGAAGGGCTTGAAAGCGAACCCGTTATACAGATTGACCCCGAGGAAGTAACTACTCAGTTATCAACTTGGTTGGTGGCGTAATCTAAATACCCTTATCAAGGGTAGTCCTTATATATTAAACCCCCTCTTTTTGAGTGATTTGAGGGGGTTTATTTTTTTTATTTTTAAAAATAGTGGCGTAAAATCAAAAAAAAATTATATATAAGTAAAAGGATCTTATTTTATGAATATAAAATTATCAAAAGTAGAATTACCGATTCTTAAAGAGGTAAAACCTTATCGTGGTTCATATTACATGGCAGGGGAAGATAATAAGTTTTTTAATGAACTAATAAAATTATATGAAAAATCGTCAATACATAACTCATTTCTAAACAATCTAATTCAAAAAGTCTTTGGATCGGGTATGGTTGGAACCGATGAAACAAGTGAAAATGTAATAAATGATTTAAATTTAAATGATTTATTTAAAAAAATAACGATGGACTACTGCTTATATGGTGGTTATGCCATAGAGATTATATGGAATACATTACATACAAAGGTTTTAGAATTAAATTATATAGACTTTTCAAGAATAAGAAGCGGTTTTATTGATGAAGAAACTGATGAGGTGGAACTTTATTATTATTCTTATGACTGGACGGCTTATCATAAAAAAACTGAGGTTTATCAAAGATTTAATTTCGATACAAATACAGATCGTAGACAGATTTATTATCATAAAGGACATCATCCAGGGACTGATATATACCCTCGTCCATTCTATTATGGTGGTATATCAACAATCTATACAGATATAATGCTCACAACTTATTATACCAATCTTGTTAAAAATAATTTTGTTGGAAATACAATCATACACGTTCCAGATAATATGGATAGTGATAAACAAATCGCTTTTGAAAAAGGAATAAAAGAAAACTTTACATCAAGTGAAAATGCTGGTTCAATCGTAGTCCTATATGGAGATGGTGAAAACTCGGTTGAATTATTAGAATTCGGTAAAGGATCTGATGATGCTAAATATCAGTGGCTAACACAATCAGTTATAGATAGATTGATTGTAGTTCATAATATACCAAACCCGATTATTGCTGGTGTTCGTGTTTCAGGTTCCCTCGGTGGAACACAGGAAATGCAGGACGCTGAAAGAATATACAATGTAAATAAAGTTTATCCAACAAGAGGGAACGTATTAGATGGAATAAATGAATTAAATGATTATTTAATAACTCCTATATCATATGAAGTAAATGATATAGAATTATTCAAAACAGAAGGAGAAGAAAATGGCAACAACTAACTATTATGCCCCACTAATAAGCCCCACTATATTAAAAACTTTAATAAGTGAAATCAACAACAATATAAGTGATGATTATATAATGACCACGATAGAGATGGAGCAGAAAAAGAATATAAGACCACTTCTGGGTTATTCTTTTTATAATCAAATACAGGAACAATATACCGGTGGAACTCTTACAACAGCAAATACTATAATATATGAAGATTATGTGCGTGTAATTCTTGCTTATCTTGTATATAAAAGATTGATAAACACGATGACTTATCAATTGGAAAATAGTGGACTTAGAAAAAAGTATAGCGATGTAAGTGAAGTCGCTGAACCAAATGAACTGGTTTATATAAGAAAAGAAATTCAAGATGATATAGATTACTACAAGAAAGAAATGGTCAAATACTTATGTGAGAACTCATCTTCATATCCACTTTATATAAATGATACAGATGATAGATATAATAGTCTTGATAATGCGAGAGCGAAAGGATTTTCTTTCGGCTGGAACATATCGAAGATTTAAAAAATATAAGATTTATGAGAAAAACAGGAGATATAGAGAAAATAACTATGGAAAAGATTTTTAATTTTTTATTAAAAGAAAATCATATTATTACCGAAAAAATAAAAAAGAATAATGGATATAGAAGCAATACTGATAATAATAGGGATAATTCTAACATATAGCAGTGTTTTAATAACAGCGTGGATAAATGTAAGAATAAAATTAAAAGAACTTGATATAAGAATGAGTAAACTTGAAAATGATTTTAATACACAATGCGATAGCCAACAGAGAACCATCGAGATATGGAATAATAATATAAGGGAAATCAAGATGGACATCAAGGAACATAATAATAAATTAGATGAAAAACTGAATACATTAATTTCACGTTTTGATGATTTTAGAGTTGATGTTGAAAAAAGAGTAAAATAGAATGATTAAATATGAATCATATGAAAAATTATATGATAAAATTGATCATCTAATAGAAATAATAGATGAAATGGAAAAAGAAATTAAAACAAAAATTGATAAAGAGGATATAAATGAACAGGGGATGCCATCACCATCCTTGGTATATTAAATGGTGGGAAGAAGGCTTTGTCTTCTTATCATTTCAATTATTTTTTGAATTCACCCCTCTTTGATTTTTTAAAACAAAGAGGGGTTTTTAAAATATAATATATAGTGTTATGGAAATTAAATTAAAAATCAAGAACCCGTCTTTATATGACTATGATGATATACTGGATAAGTATAATGAA